AGTGAAGTTTCGTTAAGGTCAACAGCAGTGGATGGCTTGTTAGCATTTGTGCCACCGCTTACTAATGGGTGAGCAGTAGAAAACAAGTACTGTCCATCTCCACCAGTTTGTCCTGTGAAACCCTCATTAAAGAGTGCCGCACCTTTAACCTCTTTCGTGTGTTGGAACGCACGGGCAAGAGCCTTTGTATAACGAGCCGATAAGCTATCATACAAATTATCTTCCACTGCTTCTTGAGTTAATGAAAACCCAAGTGCAATTACTTCGTGTTGGTAACGAGCAGTAAATACTTCTTGTGCATCGTCATAAGCAATTGCCGCACCTTCGTCTTTAGTTGGTGCTGCTCCAAAACCAGAAAGTTTGGTTTCTTCTTCAAACGCCCTATCAGAATTTTCGACCTCAAAACAAGATCTCCATTCTTCTGGGTAACGAGAATATTCCATTCCGAACAATGCGTTCAGTCCTGGAAGAAGCTCCTTCATGAGCTGCGCTCTAGATATAGCCATAATTAATTACTCCCGTTAAGTTATAGGATCTACTAAGAACGCATTTTCTGCTGGGTTCAACATAACAACAACGTCTGTGTATGTATCACCAATTGAAGATCCTGCTCTTTCGATAAAATCTACAATCTTCCAGCATTCGCCGCCAACTGAAGCAGTTGAGGCATCGCCTTGTATTCCTGAGTTGCCTGTAATTGTACTTCCAGACTGGGTTTGAACTAAGTCCAAACTCATACCTAACTGTGTTTGAGCAATTGCTCCATCACATTGAAGTTCATACAGAGTGTAAGGGTGGACAGCGACAACAGCCTTGATGTCGCTTGCAGCAATGCTACCTGGGTAGTATTGCTTCCAAGTTGGTTGTGAAGTATTTGGGTCTGTATAAGAACATCCTAAAAAGACACCAATAGGGTTCACTTCTGATGCTACAGCTTCCCTGACGAGATAACCATCGTCAGATGAGCTTGCAACATTAGCAAAACCAACCACGTCTCCATTGTAGATAGCCGTGCTGTAGCTAGAATTTATTAAATATTCTCTAGTAGAACCAGCAAAAGGGCCACCTCCAAGAAGTCCGATTGGCTTTAGCCCACGAGGGGCAGATGTTGTGGACATCTATCATTCTCCTGTTAAGGTTAAAATAAAGAGAACCTTATGATTCTCCTCCAAAAGATACCCGTGATTTTCTATCAGGTTCACTGATAGGCATACGGGGGTTGGATTCCCTCATTAATGACTGGTCAACAGAACGTAAAGCATCTACCGATTGATTGGTATAATACTGATTTCGCTGAGCAGCCTTTCCTTCGGGCATCCTGCACAGAAGCAACCCACCAACTTCTACTTTTCCTTCAAACCTTGGACTTGGATCTAAGACAAGATGTTCCATTTCGTGACATTCAGTAAGGGGAACTGCTTCCCATCCCTCACGCAGCTTTTTGCTGTAATTCATCGGGTCATCTTTGCCTAAAGTAGATGTGCGAACCCATTTAAAACTCCATCCATCTTTGGGGAGTGGGTCGGGTAATAAGTTTGGCGGTGTCCAGTCTTCGTTGCGTACCTCCTGTTCACGCTTCTCAATGTCACGAGGTGTACGTTTTTGCTTTTTTGCTACCATTAGAATATCTCCTAATTCAATGCGACAAATTGTTTGGCGTATTCCTCTAGGGGAACGCCTAACCTTTTGGCGACAGCCACTTGGCTGGGTGTTAATTTGACCTTGCGTGATTTTTTTGGTGATTGATTACCAGCAGGGGTAACCAATGTCTGGCTCACGTTACTTACACTCTTCTGATCGGTCATTTGTTCAGAAGCAAACTTGTGAGGAAATTCTTCTTTAATGCGAGTATCTAATTTATCATAATACTCGGCTGAATCTCCACTATATCCACTTTTTATAAGCTCATCATGTATGGTGTATGCCGCATTTGTCATTACCATATCTTTGTTGAACCAAGGATTCTTTCCTGCCCACTCAACCGCCTTTCCATTCGGGGGTGGTGGAATTGACCTGTCAAAATCATTTACAACTTGTGACTGGTCAGAAACTTGTTTTAGTTGACTAAGCTCTCCACGGCGTGATGAAGCGTCTATCATTTTCTGTTGTGCTTCAATTATTTTATCAGCATCGCCTTCTTCGTAAGCTTGTTTATAAGCTATTTTTGCGGAATCAATATCACTTTTGATGCGACCTTCCATTTCTGTCGTTCCGATCTCACCAAATTTTTTACTTTGCTCACGAAGTACTTTGTTTTCTTCCATTTGCTTTTGAGCAACTTTATAATATTCATCCCTTTGACGTTCCGCTTCTCTTTGTCGGTGTGTCAAATCGTCAATTCTCTTCTGAAACTTGGAAGATTTTTGTTTTTCTTCCTTAACCTCTTCCTGTTCTTCTTCTTTAACAGGTTCTACAGATGGTGTTTCTGGGTTTTCTTTTTCAGAATCGTCTGAGGTAGCAACCTCATCTAAATCGACTTCAAAATTCTCTTCGCCTTCTGCTACTTCTTCGGCTTTGTTTTCTGCTTCACTCATACATGCGCCCTCGCTATTTTGGTTGGATCTGAAACGACACCAATAATTGCATCATCGTTTACTATTCTCATCTCAACTCCGTCACATTCAAAACGGTGTCCAGAATACTTAGATACCATTACCCAGTCTCCTTCTTTGCACCAAGCTCCGTTGGCAAATTTAACATCGGTAATGGGATAGGCATCTAATCCTATCTTAACAACTTTTCCAATTATTGAAGCAACGTCTTCCCTGTCCCTTGCGTCAGAAGGGAGAAGAACGCCGCCTTTTGTTTTTTCTTCAACACGAGGCATTACAATAAGTATGCGATATCCTGTTGGTCGAGGGTAATCATCTGGGATTACTACCTCTGCGGTAGAATAAACCGTTGTCATATAGACTCCTATTATTTTGTGGTGGCTAACCGCAGACGTTAATCTTCATCTTCGTCTGAATTTCTTTTTGCCAGAGATAGAATTTCTCTCTCTGCGATGGCTAGACCTTCTATTTGTCCGACCATTCGTTGGTATTGATCAAAGTTTTGTGCAGACCCCAAGGCTACGGAATCTGTCAAATCATTCATTAAGGATCGCAATTGTTTTCTTAACTCTTCTACAAGAGCTTCTTCCTGTCTCAACTTTTCTTCGCTTTCATTATTTCAAGAGCCAACTTATCATCAGCAATTTCCTTCTGCTGGGCAAGTCTTTTCTCTTCAAGATCATTTCTCATTTGAGTTTTTTGGATGTCGGTCTGAGCTTCTAACTGTGCTTCCTGCGCTTCTTGCTGTAACTCTGCTTGTTTTAGTTTTAATTCTGCTTGCTGTTGTTGTACAACTGGATCTTGCGCTGATGCCATTTGCTGTTCAAGAACGGCTTGTTGTTGTGCCTTACCAGTAATTTGAGCCGCCGCTTGTGCCGCTTTTGTTGCTATCTGCTGTTCTTCCTCTGGAGATAGACCTTTGCCGTCTTTCTTTTCTAGAGGAGGCAATTCTGTACCCATCATCTGTTCTGCTTCGTTTCTGTACTTGTGAGCCATGTGTTCGCTAATATGTGCTGAAAGAGATGGTTGTATATTTTTAGCCATCGGGTTCTGCATCAATGAGGGGTCTTTCATTAAACTCATATGTGCTGAAATGTGAGCATCATGATCCTGATAAGAATAAACCTTGTTTGGGATACCAGTCATAATACGAGCATTTTCCGAAACTGGATCATATGGTGGTATATCCGATACATTGGGAAGTATCTTATCCACCTCTTCTATTCCCGTTGTCTCAAGAAATCTTCTATGCAATTCCCTCAAATCATACAAATTAGGTGCAGAACCTGCTACTTGCATAGCGGCTTGCTGTTGCATCATTCTCTGTGCAAATGAGGTTGCATTTGGATCTGAAACTGGGACAATATCAACCCTTTTGTCAAAATCCTCAGAGGGGTTTCCTTCTTCCTCGTAAGGGTATTCTGTTACACTTGCTGAAATAACATTGGATAACAGAGAAAGCTCTCGGCGAAGAGAGCTATGTAATCGTGCGTGGATTGCACTCATTACCTTCATGCTTCTTTCTATCAATGCAAGAGTTGTCCCTACGGGAGCTTCCTGATTGCCTTCGCCGATCTGCAAGTCAGCAATTGATGCGAAACGCCTTCCTTCTTGTACAAGAACGCCTAATAAACTAGCCAATGTTTGAGATGGCTCTTTAAATGGCAATGGCATTATGTTGTCTCTGATAGCCCCACTTGGCAAGTCGAGATCCCTAAATTCGCCCGGTGCTATTGGAGTGTCATCTCCTTTAATCCTTAAACCTCTGGACTTAAATCCAGCAGGTAAGTTGGCTAAAGTGCCAGCATCAATCAACTGCCTTAGTATGGAAGTTGAACTTTTGGCTATTGATCCGATTAAATGAATTAACCCAAATCCATAATAGCCTAAACCCGGTTGAAATTTATAGTGGACAAAAAACTGAGTAGGCGTTTTTAATGGATCTTCCTCATCGTAATTGCGCCGTACTGAAAGGATGGAATTACTGTCTTTGTCGATTGTGACAATGTATGGAAGAGCAACTCCTGTTTCTTCTCCGCTTTCGTCTTTGTCTTCAAATCCTGAGAGTTCAAGTTCTGCGTGGACTTCAAGTATTGTCCTGAGATCGGTTTCGTTAACTTCTGTAACCCCAGTAAGGTCGTTGTATTTTGTTTTGACATCCCCTGCTTCTCCCATAGATGATTCAGCCAAGTCAACATCCCTGTAAAAGCCGTTGATTTGCATTTTCCTGACAAAATTTTCAGTTTTTTGCATAACATGCGTAAACCTTGGCGATGTTATCAAGTCAGTTGTAGAATAAGAAACAACAAAATCTTCTGCTGGAACAAATACACTGGCAGGTCTTTTTAAGTAAGGATCAAAGTATACTTTCCTAAAAGCAGATCCTGCTAAAGACAGTTGAAACAATAGCTGTTCCGTTTCTGTCCTATATTCTGGCATATCCTCTGTCAAAAGATAATTCATGTAATTTTCTACACGTTTTGACTGTTCACTCTTTTCTTCACTGTAAGTTCCAACAACCTTTGTTTTTACTGGACCAGATGCTGGAAATATTTCCATAATAGACTGAGATACAAACCTAATAACAGCTTCCGATAGTATCGGATGGTTTACCCCTGTCGCTCCATCAAACGGCTGTGTTCTTATTTCGTTCCTAATTCCAAGCAATTCCAGACCGTCTGTGTAAGTATCTTCCCAATCACTTCTGGAACTCCTATCTTCTTCGTAATTTGCAATCAAATCAGATGCCAATTCAGCTAGTTCTTCATCATCCATAGATTCAGCAAGGTTTTCTGTTTGCGATGATTCTCCTTGCTCAGATCCAGAAAAATCAATTTCTACGCCACCATCCTCTGTCTCAATCATGACAGCTTCAGGATTCACTACGCCTATTTCTACTTCTGACTGGTCAGATTCAGGAATATCCTGTTCGGACAGAACTTGTGCCGATAGTGCCTTTTCTATTTGATTTGGAACTGCCATTTGCTCTCTTTACATAACTGTTAAAATCTTTTGGTTTGATTATGGTTGTTCTATAATTATACGGAAGGTAATGCAATGGTTCACTTAAAATTCTAGTAATACTCTTTCTTATTGCGTTCATACCAAGGTGCTTCCGTTTCCTCATAATCAGAAGGTAATCTAATAAATCCCCCTTGCCTAAACCTCATCAATGCAAGGGTTGTGCAGTCAACCAAATCATCATGCTGACCATTTGGAAATGATGCACATTGTTCTACTACTTCTTCAGCCCAACGTGTTTGAGGATGCCATACAATCCTCGAAGCAAAGATATCGGAAACCGAATTAACTCTACTAAGCTTATCTTGACCCCTAGAAGGAGTGTAATCAGTGACAGGTATACCCGAAGAACGAAGTTCTTGAATAAGAGGTAGACCTGCAGCTTTAGCTTCAATAAGGAACGCATCAGGTTCATAGGCTCTATAAAGCTCAAGCGTTCTCTGTTTAAGTTCGGGAAACTCCAATTTTTCATTTTTAC